ATGAACCTCCTGGTTGACGGCCGAAAGGTCCGGAACCTGCGGAAGCGGCGCGGCCTGACGGTCGTCGCCCTTGCGCAGGCCGCCGGCTGCACGAAGTGGATGATCTACAAGATCGAAACCGGCGCGAATCAGCCCTCGCCGAGGGTCTACGTCGGAATGCGGGACGCACTCGGGGCGAAGGACTCTCACCTGACCCGGGGGCGTGGTCCCCGATGAGCGTCTCCCCGAACTACTCGATCGACGAGGCCGCCGAGATCCTCCGCTGCAAGCCGCGGTTCCTCGAGGACAACCTCGTCAAGCTCCCCCACCAGAAGCTCGGGGCCTCGGTCGCCTTTGACGACGACGACCTCATCGAGATCAAGAACATGCACCGGGTCCGTCCGCGTCCGGCAGCTGCGGACAGCTCTTCCCGGTCCCTCGCGCACATCCGCCCCAAGGGCGCTCGCGCTTCCTGAACAAATCGGGGCCGCTCAGACCCTGGCCGGTCCTTGAGCGACCCCTCGGAATCCCTCACCACTCGAATTGAGGAACCCGTGGAATCCAACCTTATCGGCCCCGTCCCGCCTGCGGACGGCAGCGCCTCCCGCCCGTCCTCGGGCGAACTGGCGGAACAGAAGCATCTGGTGGACGTCCTCGACCACAGCTTCGAGGGCCTGGCACCGCGTACGGCGCCCGGTCTGCCGCCGAACACGGTCATGCGGGGCGGGGACGGCTCGCTGTGGCGGACCGCCGGCACCTCGGCGTCCGGGGAGCAGCTGTACGTCCTGGATGGCGTCGACCCGGACACCTGCCCGCGCTGGGTGAAGGAGCCCGAGGCCGAGCTGATCGCGCTCGTCGGCGGCCTCACCCTCGTCGAGCCGGACGCCGAGGTGCCGGCATGAGTGCCGAGTTCGTCGTCGCGGTGTGCGCCCTGGCGTGGGTCCTGGGCGTGCTGGCGGTGCGCTACGCGCTGACCCGATCCGTCGCCCGTGAGAACGCCGCCGAGCGGCGCGCGCCCCGCGGTGCCCGCATCATCGCTCACCCGTTCATGCGCCCGACCCGCCAGCACTTCCTGCACACGCCCCTGCCGAGGCAGACCCGGAGGTCCAGGTGAGCGAGCGCCTCTACCCGATCAGGCCGCTTCCCGAGGCCGACTCTCGGTTCACTCTCAGCCTCGCGTTCGACGTCGCCGACGTCCTCAAGGATCACGGGTTCCCGGAGCTGGCCGCCGGCCTCGACTTCGTCGACCTCCAGCAGGCCCTCTACGGCTTCCTGTACGGCGACCGGCCCCGTACGAGCGTCATCGAGCAAGGGGAGAAGGACACCGCGCAGCGCGGCGAGTCCACTCCCCAGCCCGCCCCGGTGGGTGACGTCGAGGTGGCGCTGACCGCTCTGCCTCCGCTCGTCCTCACCGGCTCGACGTTCGGAGAGCTGCCGCCCGACTACTACGGCCGGACGTTCTTCCAGCTCGACGGCTGGCTGTCCCCGACCTGGCGGTCCGACGAGTTCGCCGTCGGCACCGCCCACATCGAACTCGCCCGCGTTGACGGCCGCGACATCGCGCGCGGCGTCAACGCGCAGATCGCAGTGTCCTACCGGCCCGAGGGCCGATTCATGACGATCCAGTGGCTCAAGGAGCGCACACGATGACCGGACCTGAGCACTACCGCACGGCCGAGCAGCTGGCCAAGGGCGCCGCGCGGTACCCGGATTCGAGCGACGCCCTGGTCCTCGCCCACCTGGCCCAGGCGCACGCGACGCTCGCACTGGCCGCCCCGGTCGACCGGGCCCCGGCCGTCGAGCAGGACGCCGACGCGACCGTGGGGGACATCACCGTCTTCCGCGCCTCGCACGAGTCGATCGTGTTCGGCCTGTACACCAACGCCGCAGCGGCCCGGGCGCATTGCACCGACCTGCTGCGCCGTGAGTGGCCGACCAGCGTCCTCGACTGGATCGAGGACGAGGAGGACGGTGTCGCCGAGCTGGTCGCCACATCGCCGGACGGCGAGGAGACCGCGACCGGATACGTCGTGACCGCGCTCACCGCCGCCTCCGCGTACGACGAGGAGGCCGACGAATGAAGGCCACCGCCCGGGCCACCCGCCTACCCACCACCCCCATTGAGCACGGCACGTTGCGCGGCTTCCACCAGCACAAGAACCGCAAGGTGACGCTGTGCGAGCCGTGCCGCGTGGTGTTCAACCGCGACCGCGCCGAGAAGCGCGCCGCGCGCAAGGCGGCGACGCCCGCCCAGCAGACGTGGAACCGCGGCAAGGTCGGCAAGCCGACAGCGCCCAAGCCGCCGCCGACCGGCCGAGACTGCCCGGAGTCCGGGTGCGGCGCGCTCGCCACCGAGCCGCAGCCCGCCGCCCGCATGGTCGTCGTCGCGTGGTGGGGGTCGCGGGAGCCTGAGCGCTGGTATTGCGCCGGCGGCTGTGCCGCGTACGGTTCCGCGCTCGCCGAGATCCGGGCGATCGGGGGCGACCGTGGCTGACGCACTCCCCCTGGCCGTCCTGGCCCTGGTCCTGATCGGGGCCGCCACGGTCACGGTGACCGGCACGTGCCTGCTCATCGCCGTGGGCCGGTGGCTGGGCGGCCGACTGGCCCGGCGCCCCACCTCCATCCCCCCGCCCGTCCCGGCACAGGCCTCGCTCGGCCGGGTCTGGCTGGCCTGCGACACACCGCGCTGCGGCCACCTGCAGACCCAACACATCCCGGTCCTCGACGACCAGCTGATGTGCGACGGCTGCGGACTCATCCGGCCCCGGCCGTGAAACCCCGCTCTCGGCCGTGCGACCACGTCGGACGCCACGGCCTCAAGCGCGCCCGGCTGTACCTGTCCGGGTGGTGCTGCGACCGCCACACCCCCGCAGCGTTGGCCGGCCGCCCGGAGCCACAGCCCGGGCCCGGCTGGCCGCCCGGCGCCTACCTCTACGCCAACCCGCCCGACTCGAACGACCAGGAGCAGGAGCAGCCATGAACACGATCCCCACCCCGGGCGACGTAGCCCGCCTTCACCTCACCCGCACTCTGATCGCCCCGGCCGCCCACGACCCGCAGACGGATGAGCCATACCGCTCGCTGTGGGAGCGCGGCATCACCGGCTCGCGCCTGATCCGCAACACCAAGCTGGTCGCGCTCACCCTGGCCTCGCACGCCGACTGGGCCAGCGGCCGCATCGCCGACAGCGCGCAGCCTCACCTGGCCGGCCTCTGCCGCGAGTGCGAGCTGTCCACCGGACAGGTCGTCGTCTCGCTCCAGGTCCTCGAGCAGCGCGGCTGGATCCGGCGTCCCGGTCGGCGTGAGCGCTGGGACACCGCGCCCGTCGAGCTCACCATCCCCGGCCCGATCATGCGCCGCCTGAAGAAGACGCGCCCGGCCTGACCGAGCCCGGCCGGGGCCCCGCGCCCCGGCCGGCCCGGTCCCACCCGCACCAACCAGAAAGGCACCCGTGGACGAGGAGCACCCGAAAACGGGCGGCAGCGTGCCGCACAACTACGGCAACGCTCTCGCACGCCGCTGGGCCCGCGAGCTCCCCCGCCCGCTCACCGGCGGCTTCCTCACCCTCCTGTACGCGCTGCGCGCCATGGCGTCCGCTGACGGCCGGCTGCGGTACGAGCGCGACGGCGCTCCGATCACCATTCAGCAGATCGCCACCGCATGCCGCAGCGACCAGAAGGACGTCCGCGTCTACCTGAACGCCGCAGTGGCCGCCGGTGTCGTCACGATCGTCGGAGACGCCAAGGGCCGCGGCCAAACCCGGGGCCGAGCCACCATGTACGCACTGACTCTGTGCCCGGACCCGGACTGGAACGCTGCGGCCTCGATCGTCTGGGTCGCCCAGCGGGTCAAGGCGGAGCAGCGCGCCGCCCGCGCGGAACGCAAGGCCACTGCCGAAGCCGCCGCGAGCGCCACCGCGCCCGAGGTACCCGCAAGTTCGGGGGACAGTGCCCCGAACTCCCGGCCCTCGACAGGTTCGGGTGACAGTCACCCGAACTCCGCCCCGGCAAGTTCGGGAGACAGTGCCCCGACCGAGTTCGGGGGACAGTCACCCACCGGGTTCGGGGGACAGTGCCCCGACCACCCAGGTAGTACCCATGAACTACCCCATGAGATGGCTGGTGTAGGACCTCAAGCTGAGGTCGCGCGTGACCGCGAGCAGGAGGACGCCGCAGTAGCTGCGCCGCCCCCGCCTCGGCTCGTCCCGCCGCAGCCCGGCGGCGACCGCCCCCGGGCCGGAAAGGCCAAAGACAGCAGCTGCCAGGGGCAGCGGGCGCTCCTGTTGCCGGTCCGCACTCCGCCGCACGTCACCGAGGAACAGGCGCAGCTGCGCGCCACGGCGAGCGACGACGAGATCCGCCAGGCCATTCGCAGCCTCGGCGCAAGCGGCGCCGTGTACCGCTACGGCCGCGCCCGCGTCGGCCCGCTCCTGGCTGAACTCCCCGACACCGATACCCACACCGGCACCTGAGGAGGCACCTGTGCCCAGCGACCACGACGTGACCGGATGCGCCGGCTGCGGCGGCTGCGGCGACCGCATCCGGTGGACGATCACCGCCACCGGCAAGCGCCAGGCCGTCAACGCCGACCCCGACCAAGCCGGGAACCTGGCCGTCTACGCGGACGGCACCGGCCGGCTGCGCTCCCGCGGCCTCACCACCGAGCGGCCGACCCTCGAGCACGCCGAGTGGCGCGCCATGCCCCACGCTGCGACCTGCGCCCGCCCCGTTCCCCGCCGTACGGCGCAGCCCCGGCAGCGGGCTGGTGTCCGGGCGGCGCGCTGGCAGGGGTGGCAGCGATGACCTTTGAGGAGAACGGCACCGTGCCCCCGGCCGTCGCCGCCGTGATCGCCGCCGAGGTCCTCGCCCGGCTCGGCACCCGCGTCACCTCTGATGAGGCCAAGAGCGTCGGCGACTCGGCCGTGGAAGCCCTCCGCGCCGACGGCTGGTGCATCCGCGCCCATCCGGGCCGAACGCTCGCCCGGGCCGCCCCGGGGCTGTGGGAGCACGACCTGCCGATCCTGGCCGGCCTCGCCCGCGGGCGCACCGGCTCGGAGATCGCTGTGGCGACCAGCACGCCGCACGCCACGGTGCGCCAGCGCATCCGGCGTATGCGGACGCGCACCGGAGCTGCCAACTCGGCCGAACTGGTCTCCATCGCCTACCGGGCCGGATGGTTGGACGCCCTGTCGGTCGAACCGCGTGCACCGATCCGGCTGCCCGCCACCGAGGCCCGGGTACTGGAGCTCCTCGCCGACGGACGGACCAACGACCAGATCGCCGACGAGCTCGGCGTCGGCACCTTCACCGCCATGAACTGCGTGCGCCGCCTGTGCAACGCCCTGGACGCCGCCCGCCCCGGCCACCCCGACCAAATGTCCCGCTGCCGTGCGGTCGCCCTCGGCTACCAGCACGGCCTACTCACCCGCCCCGCCCGCCGCTCTTCCGCCGCCTGACCCGGGAGCACCCATGGACACCACCCAGATCGTCCGCCTGGCCGACCGGGCGCTGCGCGCCGCCATCAACCACGACGCCGACCGCGCCCAGGACTACCTCGTCGAGCTCGGCGCCACCGGCGACCCCGACCACCTGTACGCCGCCTGCGGCCTCCTCGCCGAAGAAGCCACCAGGGCCGTCAGCGCACTCCACGGCCACACCCCCGGCCAGTGCAACGCCCTGTGGATCGTCCGGGAGGCCAAGCCCGGCGCACTGCAGGACAACCCCGCCAACACCTTCGCCGCCCGGTTCGTCGCCGCCCACGCCAACGCAGACCTCGACACCACCCTCGCCCTGTACCTCGCCGCCCTCGACGCCGGCCGCGACGCCTTCAGCGACTCCGTTCGCGCCCTGCTCGCATACACCGCCCACCTGCACCGCCGCGCCTGCACCAAGCGCCACTGACCCGGAGCGCCCGTGATGACCGCCTGCCTGATCTGCCGCCACGGCCCCGGCGCCGCCTCCCGTACGGTCTGCCCGGCCTGCGAGACCCGCCTGCGCGCCCTGCTCCGCGAAATCGACGCCCAACGCCCGCTCCTGGCCGCCTCGCTCCACCTCGACACCGCCCCCGCCGACGGCCGTACGGGCAGCGGCGGGCGCGCCCACTCACCCCTGCCCGTACGCGGCGACGTCCTCACCCTCCTCGGCGCCGGCGCCACCGGCACCGTGCCCGACCCGTACGGCGACCAGTCCGGCCCCGTCCCGCTCGACACCCTGCTCGCCGGATGGGCTCACGCGGTCGCGGCCGAGCTCGCCGAGCTGGCGGCCGAGCCGTTCCGACGCCACCGCACGACCTGGTCGACCTGGCTGGCCGCCTACATGCCGCAGGTCGTCACCGCGCAGTGGGCCGACGCCTTCCACGAGGAGCTCGCCGACATCGTCCACCGGATCCGGGCCATCACCCGCACCGAGCCCCGCCGCCGCCCCAAGACAGCCCCGTGCCCCAGCTGCGCCGCATTCGCTCTGTTCGAGACCGACTGGCAGCCGTACGTGGACTGCGAGGCCTGCGGGCTGCTCCTCACACCCAGTGAGTACGACCAGCACGCCGCCGCGACGCTCCCGCCCCTGTACCGCCTCGGCCTGCAGCTCGTCGTCAGCCAGCACGCCCACGACCAGGAGCACGCCGCATGAGCCGCTTCACCTGGACTCCCGAACTCAGCGACACGGCGCGACAGATGCGCGACACCGGAGCATCCCTGCGCGACATCGCCGCTGCGGTCGGCGCGGGCAAGGACGCCGTACGGCGACACCTGGCGACACTGTCGCAGGCCGATGACCAGCAGCAAGCCACCGTGTCGCCCTCACTCGGCGAGCTCGTCGCGCGACGCCAGAGCCACGCCCTGGCCGCCATGGAGCAGTTGGGCAACGCTGTCGCGCGCGTCGTCGCTGATCGCGTCTCCCACCTCATCCTCGGCGAGACACGGGCGCGCCAGGTCGAAGCTGAACTGCGACACCGCGCCGCGGAACTGGTCGCCCTGGCCGATGCGTTCCGGGAGCTCTACCCGGACCCTCCCTCGGCGCCGACGACTCATACGGCTGGACATGATCGCAACGTAGCGTCACACTGATGCCAGCAGCACACGTGTGCCCACACACCACCACGGCTCCGCCACCGGCGGGGCCGTCGCCGTTCCCGGAGGTGACCGTGGCCACCCTCTACACCGCCACCGAGGCGGCCGAGCACGCCACAACATGGCGCCGCCTCATGTCCGCCGGCGCGGCCGCCGTCACCCCCGCCACCATCCGCAAGTGGGCCAGCCGTGGCCACCTTGCCCCCGCCGGCCTCGACGACCGCGACCACCCGCTGTACGCACACGCCGACGTCGCCCGAGCCGAGCTCGCCACCCGCGCCCGCGCCCTACGCCTCGTCGGCATCCGTGAGAGCACCACGCCGGAAGCACCCCGACGCCGCACCTTCGCGCCCGGATGATCCGGCCTACCCGTGCACCGACTCGCCCCTCACCAGCGTGAGGCGCGCGACCAGCAACGGAGACCCGACTTGAACCAGCCCACCTGGACCATCCACCAGGGAGACGCCCTCACCACCCTCCGAACTCTCCCCGCGAACAGCGTGGATGCCGTGATCACCGACCCGCCCTACAACAGCGGCGCGGCCACCATCACGGCCCGCACGAACAACACCGCCCGCGGCAAGTACGTCAGCGGCAACGCCCAGCACACGCTCCCCGACTTCTCCGGCGAGGCCCGAGACCAGCGCGGCTACCTCGCCTGGATGACCCTCGTACTCACCGAGTGCCTGCGCCTCGCCCGGCCCGGCACACCACTGCTGCTGTTCAGCGACTACCGCCAGGTCCCCATCAACTCCGACGCTCTGCAGGCCGCCGGCTGGTCATGGCGCGGCATCGTCCCCTGGCGTAAGCCGATCGCGCGGCCACAGCGGGGCGGGTTCCGCCGCTCCTGCGAGTACGCCCTGTGGGGGACCAACGGCCCCATCGACGCCGCCCGCAACCCCGTCTATCTCGACGGCATGGTCACCGGCTCCCAGCCCCGCGGCGCCAAGCGCCTCCACATCACCCAGAAGCCGCTCGAGGTCATGCGCGAGCTCGTCCGGGTCTGCGCCCCCCAAGGGACTGTCCTCGATCCCTTCACCGGATCCGGGTCCACCGGAGCCGCAGCCCTCGCAGAGGGACGATCGTTCGTTGGCATCGAACTCTCCCGCGAGTACGCCAAGGTCGCCCGCGACCGGCTGACCACCACTGCGTAGCATTTCGGGCGGCGTGGATAACAGAAATGAACACTCCGGCCCCACAAGCGGGGCATGCTGGGCGAGGCTGGCCCGATGCGCAGACTCACTGCCGTCACCCTCACGTGGCCGCCGCCCTTGGCCTGGCCGCCTGTGGCACCGCACCTGATCCTGGGCAACCTGCCGGGAGGCTGATAGCGGTTGACGCCCTCACTCGTCCTGCATGCGGTGCAGGCGGCCGGAAGGGGTGCTGGAGCGACTGGTGCCACCTCGTCCAGATGGAGCGCTGGGGTTGCTGCCGCCGTCCCCTTCGGTCAGCGTCGGGAGGTGAGCAACCCTGCTCCGATCAGGAGGTATCCATGCGCAACCGCATTCTTGGCGCCGCTGCCCTGGCCGTCACCCTCACGCTCGCCGGAGCCGGCCCGGCTCTGGCCGACCCCGGCCCGACTGACGCGCCCCTCATCCAGGTGCCCCTGGACCTGGGTGCCCACGTCTGCGGCAACAGCATCCTCGACATCCTCCCTGTGTTGAGCCCGGTAAATGCGGTCGTCTGCGAGAACGACTCCTGATCGGTCGCCCCGCTGGACCAGCGCCCGCCGCGGTGACGGCGGGCACTCGGCTCGCCGTCCCGGCCCTGCTCGCGGTCGGCTGGTTGCATGCCGACACCTGTCCTCGCGTCCGACCGCTGAACCAGACGGTCGGGCGCCCTCGGAACTCCGGCTTGACATTGGGATTGGGAAGTTGTCAGTTGACCACGACCGCGTGAGGCTCCGGGGGCGTGGATCACAGAACGAACACGCCGCCCGCACAAGCAGGGCGCATGGGCGAGGCTGGCCTGATGCGCAGACTCACCGCCGTCACCCTCACCGCGGCCGCCGCCCTCGGCCTGGCCGCCTGTGGCACCGCCCCTGAGCCCGACCCCGCTGCCAAGCCCAGTGCCACTGCGGCCACTCTCAGCCCTGATGCCAAGGCGAGTGCCCGATCGGCCGCCGGCCTCCCGCCCGAGCCTGACGCCGCTACCCGCACGGCCTACATCGCCGCCCTGAACGCGATCGACAGCGACGTGGTCCACGGCAAGGACGACAAGGCCGTCAGCCGCGGCCTCAACCAGTGCACCAGCATCAAGAGCAAGTCCAACGACCGGCCCAAGCTCATCAGCCTCACGAACAGCCGCTTCACGTCCCCCGACCACCCCGACGGCCACGGCCTGGCCAAGGCCGAGAAGATCCTCGACGTGGTCCACAAGAACCTCTGCCCCGACTTCTGAGCCACCGTGGACCAGACGCCCAAGACGTACCCCTGCTGCGCGGCCCGCCGTGCGTGGCCGCGCCCGGTAGGGGTGGAAGTACACGACGGCCGTCAGGGCCAGGAGCCGGCGGCGCAGCATGGTCGTACGGGCGGCGCCGGGGCGGGCGAGCTCGGCGTAGACCGCGGCCCCAGGATCGCTGGGCGGTGACGAGGTCTTCGTCATCGAGGGTTGGCTATCGGCCTGGACTGCAGTGGTGCCTTTCGTCGCCGCTGCGGTCCGGGCCGATCACCCTTACGAGTTGCTGGGGCTGCCGAGGAGACGGATTTCGCCCGTGCACTGGTAGGGGTTGGGGGTACCGGGGCCAACGTGGATCAGAGCGACGATTGACTGAATGCTGGACGAGACCACCACCCCCTGACACGGCTCGGCAGCGGGTGCCGCCCAGGCTGCCGCCGGTGTGACGGCGAGCAGGGCAAAGGCGGCGCAGACGGTCACTGCGGTTTGGCGGATCATGATCGCTCCTGCTGTTGAGGGTTACTGCTGTGCGCCTGCTGATCACTTCCCGCCCGATGGAGCGTCGTGATGTCCTTCGCGCGGATTCGCTACAACAGGTGACACCACGCTCGGTGGCTGCGTCGGTGACTCAGAAGCCACCGCCCCCCCTCACCGACCCGCCCCACCATCAGGGACCCCGGCTGCTACGGCAGCCTCTGTGAAGGCTCCGACTACACGCCGTACGACGACTTCCGCTGACCACCCCTGAGCCCGGCTTGCACCACGCAGCCCGGGCTCACACATGCACAGAGAGCGCCCCGGCGCCCCATGGAGGTGCCCAGAGTGCCCGTGCGAGCACCACGACGCTGCACAACACCCGGCTGCGCCGCGATGGCCGCCCCCCCTGCCTCCAAGTGCGCTGCCCACGACAAGCGCCGGCCCCGTCGGTCGGCCTCGTCCAAGGGATACGGACGGGAGCACGAGCAGCGGTTCCGCGCCGGGGTCCTCGAGCGGGACCGCATGTGCGTGGTCTGCAGGCAGGCCGAGGCCACCCAGGCCGACCACTGGCCGCTGTCCAAGCGCGAGCTGCAGGCCCGCGGCCTGGACGAACACGACCCCCGGCGCGGCCGCGGCCTGTGCGCCTCATGCCACTCCCGGGAGACCGCCCGGCACCAGCCAGGAGGCTGGAACGCCGGTCCTCGCTACTGATCGTGAGGGGGAGGGGCCCTCGAATCCCTGGCCCGGGGACCCGCGGAACGCGGGGGGGAGCCCAGTCACGCTCTGACAGGTTTCCGGATCCGCCGTACCGGGCCGCTCGCCGTAACCGAATGTGACCGGAGGTGATCATGGGAAGGCGTGGACCCGCCCCCAAGCCGACCGCGCTGCGCGTCCTGCACGGCGACCGGAAGGACCGCATCAACACCGGCGAGCCGCACCCCGACGAGGGCGAGATCACCCCGCCCGACTGGCTGAGCAACGAGGCCCTCGAGGTGTGGGAGACCCTGGCCGACGAGCTCACCGCCAAGGGCGTACTCACCGCGTGGGACGTCGAGGCGTACGCGAACTGGTGCGACGCGGTCGCTCGCCGGCGGAAGGCCGCCGAGCACGTCGCCCAGGAGGGCGCCGTCGTCGAGCACCCCGTCTACAACAAGAACGGCGACGTCACCGGGACCCGGATGGGGAAGAACGCCTGGCTCCTGGCGCTGGATGCGGCCGACGCGCAGGTGCAGCGGTACGGCGCCCGCTTCGGCCTGACCCCGAGTGACCGCGCACAGCTGAAGATCGGCGGCCAGACCGACCCGGCCGGAGCGGAGCGGCTGCTGTCCTGACCGTACGGAGGGCGCGATGACCGCCGGGACCACGACCCGCCGCCCGGCACAGAGCAAGGCGGCCACCCGCCCGCGCGGCCGCCGCCGGGTGACGACGTTCAACCACCACAAGCGGTGGCGGCCGGCCTCCCGCAAGGGCGGTGTCTGCGGGTACACCCTCGACGGCAAGACGTGCACTCGCCGCGGCGCGCACTACTGCGAGCCGCGCGCGGACCGCGTCGTGGCGTTCTTCGCCGAGCTCCTCGTCCACCCCGCCGGCGCGCTCGCCAACACCCGCTTCGTCCTGGCTCCGTGGCAGGAACACGAGATCATCCGGCCGCTGTTCGGCGAGGTGCACTGGTCGGACCAGTGGGGCCGCTACGTACGGCGCTACACCCGCGCCACGATCGTCATGGCGCGCAAGAACGGCAAGAGCGCGCTGCTGTCCGGGATCGCGCTGTACATGCTGTGCGGCGACGGCGAGGAGTCCGCCGAGATCTACGGCGCGGCGGCCACCACCCGCCAGGCGGGCAAGGTCTTCGAGCCGTGCACCAAGATGGTCCGCAAGTCGCCGATCCTGGCGAAGCGGCTCACGCACCTGAAGAACGTACGGCGCCTGGTCGACGAGCGCACCGGATCCCATTACGAGGTCATCCCGGCCGACGCCGACAATGAGCTCGGCCACTCGCCGCATTGCTTCATCCTCGACGAGGTCCTCTCCCAGCCGGACGACTCGCTGTGGAAGGCGATGCGTACGGCCGCCGGCGCCCGCACCCAAGCCCTGATGCTGGCCATCACGACCGAGACCAACCAGCACGTCTCGTTCGGCGCCGACTTCATCGACGAGGCCGACCGTGTGGCGGAGCAGCCGCAGCGCGCCCCGCACCACTTCGTGTTCGTCCGCAAGGCACCGCGGACACAGGACGAGCTGGACCGGCTTCACCGGCTGTTCCCGGGCCGCCCTGACCTGCCGGTGTCCATCGACCCGTGGGACGAGAACAACTGGTACTGGCCCAACCCCGCGCTCGGCACGTTCCTCGGTATCCAGTCGCTGCGTGAGGAGGCCGAGGAGGCCCGCACCAACTACAAGGCCGAGAACGGGTTCCGCCAGTTCCGGCTCAACCAGCGCGTCTCGCAGGTCTCGCGCTGGATCCCCATGGATCTGTGGGACATGAACGCCCGCAAGATCGCCCCCAACCCGGGGTGGATCGCCGGCCGCCTCGAGGGCCAGCGCTGCTGGGGCGGCCTGGACCTCTCGTCCAAGCTCGACCTCACCTCGTGGGCGCTCTACTTCCCGACGGGCGAGGTCCTGTGGCGCATGTGGGCGCCGGAGTCCGTGGCCGACATCCTCGACGAGCACACCGACGGGAAGTTCTCCGAGTGGGCGGCCGAGGGCTGGGTCACGCTCACCGACGGCGACACGATCGACTACGACACGATCTACGACGACATCGAGACCGACCACCAGCTGTACCGGATCGTCGACGTCACCTACGACAAGTGGTGTGGTGAGCCCGTACGGCAGGAGATCGTCAAGCGGACCCGGCTGAAGATGGTCGAGTCCGACACCACGTACACCCGCATGACGCCGCCCATGGCCGAGCTCATGCGGGCGCTGAAGGCTCGCGAGCTCGCGCACTTCGGGAACCCGGTGGCGTGGTGGATGGCCGACAACCTCGAGTGCAAGTCCCCTCGGGACGACCCCGACCGCATCCGTCCCGTGAAGCCCGCCCGCGACAAGACCGGCAAGCGGATCGACGGCATCCCCGCCCTGCTGTTCGCCATCGACGGAGGCATGCGCGGCATGCCCGCCCCGTCCGTCTACGAGTCCCGGGGCATGGCCCTGTAACCCCCGAAGGAGGCCCCGTTGGATCGCTGGGATGCCCTCGCCCTGCTCGGCATCGCAGGCCTCGGCGCAGGCCTCGGAATGCTCGCCCCCTGGCTCGGCGTCGCCGTGGCCGGCCTCGTGCTCCTGGTCGTCGGCATCGCCGGCGCGCTCTCCGAGGCCCGCACCGCCTGCACGTCTGACCAGCTGCAGAGGAGGGACTGACTGTGGGACTCCTGCGCAGCGCACTGTCCGGTATCGCCACCCCGGAGAAGTGGGTGGAGGACTGGATCCGCGGCACGTCGGTCAACTCGGCCGGGATCCGCGTGGACCAGGAAACGGCCCTGACCTACAGCCCCTTCTTCGCCGGCGTCCGGGTCCTGTCGGAGGATGTCGCCGGTCTGCCGCTGTTCCTCTACGAGCGGCTCAAGCCGCGCGGCAAGCAGCGCGCCACCAGCCACCCGCTGTACACCCTGCTGCACGACCAGCCCAACAACATGATGAGCGCCGCGTGGCTGAAGGAAACGCTCATGGGCCACGCGATCACGTGGGGCAACGGCGTCGCGCACGTCGTGACGCATCCCCGTACTGGAGTCATCGAGGAGATCTGGCCCCTGCGCCCGGACCGGCTCACCATCGGCGTCAAGCGCACCGGGCCGGGCAGGTTCGAACGGCGCTACAAGTACGACGACGACGTCAACGGCATCCACACCGTGCTCCTGCCGCACGAGGTCCTGCACATCTCCGGCCTCGGCTTCGACGGCGTGCAGGGCTACCCCGTCGTCGACCTGGCCGCCAACGCCATCGGCCTCGGCCTGGCCACCGAACACCACGGCGCCAAGGTGTTCTCCAACGGCGCCGCCCCCGGCGGAGCTCTCTCCCACCCGGGCAACCTCTCCCCCGAGGCCCGGCGCCGCATGGCGGACGACTGGGAGAACATCCACCGCGGCATCGACCGCGCGCACCGCGTGGCGATCCTCGAGGAAGGCGTCAGCTTCCAGCAGGTCGGCTTGCCCAACGACAGCGCCCAGTTCCTGGAGACCCGCAAGCTGCAGGTCACCGAAATGGCCCGGTGGCTGCGCCTGCCACCCCACAAGATCGGCGACCTGGACCGGGCGACGTTCTCCAACATCGAACAGCAGCAGCTCGACTACGTGACCAGCGCGCTGAACGTCTGGCTCGTGCGCTGGGAGCAGGCGGTCCTCACCCAGCTGCTCCTCCCGGAGGAGCGTCAGCGGTACTACGCCGAGTTCCTCGTCGACTCCCTGCTGCGCGGCGACACCCTCACCCGCTACCAGGCCTACGCCGTGGGACGGCAGTGGGGCTGGCTGTCCGCCAACGACGTCCGCGACCGGGAGAACATGAACCCGGTCGACGGCGGCGACGACTACCTCGTACCGCTCAACATGGTGCCCGCCGGCCGCAGCGCTCGCACCATCGAGACGGCCGCCGTGCAGGCCGAGCGCAGGGCGCGGCTGCTCGCCGGACGGCACACGGTGCGGGAATCGCTGGCCGAGCAATGGGGCAAGAAGATCGAGGCGTCGGACCAGGAGGTCGCCGACCTGGAGGCCGAGAAGGTCGGCGCCCTGGTGCACAAGCACCTCGCCCCCGAGCGCGGCCGGCGCTCGCTGGCCGCGTTCCTGACCGCGCTACGCCTCCTGTATGCCGAGGACGGCCCGATCATGGAGCGGCTCGCCGAGCTGTGGGTGCCGCTCATGACCGCCTTCGCCGACGACGTCGCCCAGGCGGCCGCCGAGGAAGTGGCCTACGAGGAGACCGTGGACCTGTCGGTGTGGGCGAGCGCCTATGCCCTGTCGCACGCCGCCTATCAGGTTTCCTCGTCGTACGGCCAGCTGCGCGCCGTGGTCGACAAGACGGAGGGCACGCCAGAGGACATCGCCTCGGCGATCGTCGAGCGGCTGACCAAGTGGCAGGAGGACCGGCCCGCGCAGACCGCCCGGTGGGAGTCCTCCCAGCTGCCGAACGCCGCCGCCCGCGAGACCTGGAAAGAGGCCGGCGTCAGCAAGGTGCAGTGGGTGGCGCGCGGGTCCAAGAACTGCCCGTACTGCCAGCGCCTGGACGGGGCGGTCCGTGAGATCGAGGCGCCGTTCGTCGCCAAGGGCGACGAGGTCGAAGGCGACGGCGACGAGACGCTGACCGCCAAGCGCGACACCTTCCACCCCCCGGTCCACCCGGGCTGCAACTGCGAGGTGATCCCCGTTGTCGAGTGACCAGCGCATCGAGGAAGGCCGCTGCACCGCCTGCGACCGGGCGGCCGAGCGCGGCCCGTCCGGGGCGTGGTGGCACACCGGCACGTCCTGCGGCATGACCGCCCCGCGCGCCGAGTTCAGGCCGCGGCAACAGACCAGCCCGCGTGACCGACAGGTCCGCGAACCGAGGAGGGACCGATGAAGGGCCAGCGGCACTACGTGCGCGGCTACGTCGAGCGCGCCGACGGCGACGAGGCGGGCAAGCCGCTGTCGATCATCGCCGCGACCGAGGGCCGCAAGGGCGACGGCCTCAACCTCACGATGAAGGGCGCCGAGCTCGGCCGGTTCGAGTCCAACCCGGTAGTCGGGTACGGGCACAGCTACTGGGGCCGTGACGGCCTGCCCATCGGCCGCGCCGACAAGACCTGGATCGACGGCGACAAGCTGCGCATGGACATCGTGTTCGACCAGGACGACGAGTTCGCCGTCAAGGTCGAGCGGAAGTACCGGGCGCGGATGATGAACGCGTTCTCCATCGGGTTCGACGTCTGGAACCTCGACGACTCCGGCACCCCCGAGGGCTGGGAGCTGTTCGAGGTCTCGGCCGTCCCGCTCCCCATGGACCCCAACGCGATCGTCGAATCGGGCCGCAGCGCGCTCGACCTCCTGCGCGGCCTGGACGTACGGCAGACACCCGACGAGTTCGCCCAGGCCGTCATGGCCAAGCTCGCCGAGCTCGACGCCGCCGGCGCCCGCGCAGGCGCCGTGCTGTCCAAGAAGAACAAGACCCTCGTCACCAACGCGCGCGACGCGCTGCAGGAACTCCTCGACGCCGCCGGCGGCACCGACGAGGACGACGAGGAGCGCCAGGCCCCGCTCGTCGACGCCGCGCGCCTGGCGCGGCTTGCCGGACTCTGACCCCCTCGCGCCGCGCAGCCGCGCGGGGCCACATCACACCCGAAGAAGGAGACCTCCAGATGCCCAACATCCGGGAGCTGCGCACCAAGCGCACCAAGCTCGGCGCCGACGCCCGAGCGATCATGCAGACGGCCGAGGACGAGAGCCGCGCCATGACGCCCGAGGAGGAGGTTCGGTTCGACAAGCTCATGGACGAGCGCGACGGCGTCGACCGCACCATCGAGCGGGCCGAGAAGCTCGAGGCCGACGAGCGCGACGACGCCACCCGCGACGGCCTGGAGCCCGGCGGCCAGCGCGGCGGGGACGAGGCCATGGGCGCCCTGCGCGCCTACCTCCTCGGCGGCCGCTCCATCCTGACCGAACGCCAGGCCCGCGCCCTGAACGCCGGCCACGACCCCGAGGGCGGATTCCTCGTCGCCCCCCAGCAGTTCGTCAAGGACCTCCTCAAGGGCGTCGACGAAATGGTCGCGCTGCGAGAGCTCGCCACGGTGCACCAGCTCACCCAGGCCGAGTCGCTCGGCGTGCCGACCCTGGACACCGATCTGGGTGACGCCGACTGGACGAGCGAGCTCGCCACCGGCAACCAGGACGACGCCCTGCGGTTCGGCAAGCGCGAACTGCGCCCCCACCCGCTGGCCAAGCGAGTCAAGGTCAGCCGCAAGCTGCTGCGGGCCGCCGTGATGAACCCCGAGACGCTCGTACGCGAGCGCATGGCCTACAAGTTCGGCATCACCGCCGAGAAGGCCTACATGGTCGGCGACGGCAACCAGAAGCCGCTCGGCCTGTTCACCCCCAACGCCGACGGCATCCCCACCTCGCGGGACGTCGACATCTCCACGTCCGGCACCGGGTTCGTCAACGTCGCCGGCGGGAACGCGGCAGACGACCTGATCACCGCCAAGTACACGCTGAAGAGCGCGTACCACAAGAAGGCCCAGTGGCTGTTCCACCGACTGATGATCGCCTCCGTGCGGAAGCTGAAGGACGGCGACGGGAACTATGTCTGGCGCGCCGGCCTGGCCACCGACCAGGGCGACACGATCCTCGACCTGCCGTTCATCAGCAGCGAGTTCGCCCCGTCGACGTTCGGCGACAACGACTACGTCGGCATCCTCGGCGATTTCTCCTACTACTGGATCGCCGAGGCCCTCAGCTTCGAGGTGCAGCGGCTCAACGAGCTGTACGCCGAGACGAATCAGGTGGGTTTCATCGGCCGCCAGGAGGCCGACGGTATGCCGGTGCTCGCCGAGGCGTTCGTGCGCCTGCAGTCCAACGACGTCGTCGCCTGACCCGTGCCCGCGCAGGCCCACACGTAGATCAAGGAGCAGCACTCATGCGCACCGACATCAAGAACAGCCTCGACATCGCCACCACCCTCACTCCGGCCGCCCGGATCGACACGGCCACCGGCACCGGGGTCGACCTGGCCAACTACGACGCCGCCGCGGTGGTCATCACCACCGGCGCGGTGGCCAACGCCGCGTTCTCCATCGAGATCCAGGAATCCGACGCGCTCGCGAGCGGATACACAGCGGTCGCCAACGCGGACCTGGACGGCATCGAGCCCGCCACCCTCACCGCGTCCACGGTCACGGTGATCGGCTACCACGGCATCAAGCGGTACATCCGCGCCGTGGCCACCGACGCCGGCACCGGCGACGCCAGCTTCGGCGTGAGCGTCATCCGCGGCAAGGGCCGCGTCAAGCCCTGACCCACCCCGCCCCGCGACCCGCCCGGCCGCCCTCGCGTGAGGGCGCCCGGGCGGGGCCACCCACGAAGGAGGCGCCATGCGCGTCGAGATGCTGCGGCTGATGTCCAACCCGACGTACGGCAACCAGCCCGAGGGCGCGATCGTCGAGATGGACGACGCGGACGCCGAACGGCGCATCGCCGCCGGCGACTGCAGGCCGCTCGATACGCCCAAGACGAGGAAGCCGGCCAAGGCCGCTCCGCCCGCGCCGCCAGGCGGCCAGGGTGAGGAGACGCCGGTGGAGAAGATGACCGTCGAGCAGCTCAAGGCCTACGCCGCCGAGTACGAGATCGACCTCGGCGACGCGGCCAAGAAGGACGACATCCGTACCGTGATCGCCGCCGAGCTCGAGCGGCGCCGCGACGAGGACGAGGGGACCGGGGACTGATGGCCGATGCCACGGCCGAACAGCTGCGGCTGCTGCTCCGGCACCCCGACGCCTTCACCGAGGACGAGACCGCCGCGGCCGAACTGCTGCTGGAACTGGCCCAGGGCGTCATCGAGGACGAGACCGGCCAGGCCCTGGAATCGTTCACCGACACCGTCGTCCTCGACGGGCCGACCGAGGACGACCACGAGTACCAGGCCGGGACCGGCAGCAGGAAGCTACTCCTGCCCCGCTGGCCCGTCACCGCCGTCATCTCCGTCACCCTCACCGAGGACGACGAGGTCCTGGCCCACGGCAACAGCCGCGACTACACCTGGTCAGCTGCCGGGATCCTGACCCGCCGCGGCGCGTTCTGGCCCTCCCACGACCGGGCCGTGGAAGTGGTGTACACCGCCGGGCACACGCCGGTCCCAGCAGGAGTACGGCGGATCCAGCTGCGCCTGGCGGCCGCGGGCTGGGCCAACCCTGAGTTCCTCGCGGCCGAGACCCTGGGCGACCACTCCCGGTCGTTCTCGGCCGAGGGCCTCGGCATGGAACTCACCGACGCCGACCGGCGCACGCTGGGCTCCTACCGGGCCCGCACATGATCGGGCACCGGCTGAACCGCTCGCTGGAGGTGTGGCGGCCGGTCACGACACCGGACGGCGCCGGCGGCGAGACGACCACCCTTGTCCGCCAGGCCCAGCCGGTGCGCGGCAAGGTCGACCAACCATCAGCCTCCGAGCGGCTGCTCGCCCAGCAGGCCGGGGCCGAGCACACCCACGACGTCTACCTCCTGCCGACGGCGGACGTGCGGCGTGGCGACGAGCTCCGCGGCCGCGGGCAGCGCCTACGCGTGCTGTTCGTCGTCGAGCCCTCGGCCACCCGCTACCGCAAGGCCGAGTGCCGGCTGATCCAGCCCGAAGGAACCTGAGGAGGCGACCATGGCCCGGTCGGGAATGAGCGTCAAAATCCTCGGTACGGCCCGGCTCCGGGGCCAGCTGGAGGACCTGTCGGACGAGATCGTCGCCGCACTGCAGAAGGCGGTGAAGGAGGCCGCCGAGTCCGTGCAGTCCGACACCCGCCGCGACGTCCGCAAGGACAGCCGCAACTTGCACGACAAGGTCGACATCAAGTACGAGGACAGCGGCCTGACCGCCAAGGTCGGCTGGTTCGACCCCGAGGACTACTACGCCCGCTTCCACGAGGTCGGTACCCGCCGCTTCGAGGCGCAGCCCGCGCTCCTGCCCGCGCTGGAGGCGGAGCGGCACCGCTACCAGGCCCGGCTGACCGACGAGGTACGAAAGGCCCTGCGGTGACCAGCTCCCTTTCCGCGCTGCTCCCCGTCCAGCAGGCCGTGCACGCGATCCTGACCGGCGACCCCGTCCTGATGGGCCTGGTGACCGGCGTGTTCGACTTCGTGCCCGAGACCGCCGCCTACCCGTACATCCACCTCGGCGAGGCGATCGAGAGCCCGGCGAACGCCCACGACCGATTCGGGCAGCAGACCGTGGTGACCTTGCACGTCTGGTCGAAGTACCGGGGCCACAGCCAGGGCCTGACCATCGGCTCCCGGATCACCGCCCTGCTCGACCACCAGCGGCTGACCGTCCCCGGCTTCAAGCACGTCGTCACCCGGTATGAGGCCGGCCAGCCGTTCACCGACCCGGAACCGCCGGGCGACATCCGGCACCTGGTGCTGCGCTACCGGATCCTCACCGAGCAGCCCCCAGCCTGACCTTCTGATCACTTTGCCCCGGCGCCGCCATGGCCCGGGGCTTCATCATGCGCAGACAAGGAGACGCTCATGGCAGCGCTCAACGCGATCACGGTGCCCGTGCTCGGCGGCATCACGGACATCGCCGCCCGGGCCGTTGCGGCCGCGGCCGCCGGGGACACCGCCCCCGTCGGGGATGGCCTGTTCCTCTATGTCGGGAACGCGGACGCCTCCTCGCACACGGTCACCGTGGCGACCCCGGGCACCGTGAACGGGCTCGCGGTCGCCGACGCCACGCTCGTCGTGGCCGCCGGCAAGACCGGAATGATCCCGCTGACCAATATCTTCCGCGACGCGACAGGGCGGGCAGCGATCACCTACAGCTCGGTCACCGCAACGACCGTCGCCGTCTTCAAGCTGGGGGTCTGATCGTGGCCGGCACAGATGCATTCGGTACCCAGTTCAAGCGGGACACCACCGGCGCGGGCGCCTACGCCGTGATCGCTCAGGTCACGGACATCTCCGGTCCGTCCCGCTCGCGTGAGGCGATCGAGGTCACCGCGCACGACAGCCCCCACAAATACAGGGAGTTCATCAAGGGCCTGAAGGACGGCGGCGAGGTCGAGATCACGATCAACTACAGCCCCGGTGAGGCCACCCACCTGGCCCTCGACGCCGACTTCGAGGAGGACGACCTGCGCAGCTACCAGGTCGTCATGCTGCCGGGCGATGAGGATGAGCACACCTGGCAGTTCTCCGCCCTGATCACCGACCTCGGCGAGGAGTTCCCGACCGAGGGCCAGATGGAGCGCAGTGTGACATTCAAGATCAGCGGCAAGCCGACCCTGACCGCGACGGGAGTCTGACCATGGCATCACTGAAGGACCTGATCCGCGACGCGCAGGACATCAGGACGCAGCCCGACGTAGAGATCCCCGAGTGGGTCCCCGGCGTGCAGTTCCTGGTCAAGGGCCTGCCGTCGGGCGACTGGGAGAAGTACCAGAACTCTCTGACCAAGATGACCCGCCGCGACGAGGCGTCGGGTATCGAGATGAAGGTGGACTCCCGCAAGGCGGAGATCGTCGCCAAGGGGCTCTACGACCAGGAGACCGACACGCTCGTCTTCCCCGACCTGCGCGAGGGCATCGCGATCCTGTCCAAGCGCGACGCGGGCATCATCAACGGGCTGTTCGAACTGATCCGGCACCTATCCGGCGACGGCAGGTCGTTCATGCAGAAGGTGAAGGACGCGGAGGCGGGTTTCGGCGACGGCCCGAGCTGAGGCTGCAGTACGACCTCGCCGTGGCCTTCCGCCTCCCTCCCTCCGAGGTCCTGGAGCGGTTCACCGAGGAGGAACTCATCCGCCTCGTCGCCTACCAGAACCTCTACGGCCCGGTCGGCCCGTCCCGCATGGACGTCGTGGCCGCCCGGCTCGGCATGGACGTCGCCGCCCCGCACATGAAGAAGGGCCAGCGGCCCACGCTGAAAGACCACATCGTCCAATGGAGCCGCGCGGCCCGCCCCCGCAAGACCGGCCGCGAGCTCCTGGCCGCCGTCAAGGGCATCCAGGAGCGGTTCGACCGCCGCCCCGACCGGCGAGAAAGGGGTGCGTGATGCCCGTCCTCGACGAGCTGCTCGTCCGTATCGGCATGGACTCCTCCGGCGTCGACGAGGGCGTGCAGGAGACCACCAGCCGCCTCGACGGCCTCGCCGCCCCGGCCGCCGCCGCGGGCCTCGCCGCCGGCGCCGTGTTCGCCGCCGGCATCGCCTCGGCGATGAACATCGCCGAGGCACAGCACACCCTGCAGAACAGCCTCAACCTGACCGAGGCGGAGGCCGAGCGCGCCGGCGGCATCGCCGGTGACGTCTTCAGCTCCGGGTTCGGTGAGTCCCTCAGCGACGTATCCAACGGCCTGGCCAGCGTCACCAGCGCCATGGGCAAGCTCGGGGACTTCACCGACGCCGAGCTGCAGGACATGACCAAAGGCGCCCTCGCGCTGGCCAAGACATTCGAGATGGACGTCGGTGAGGCGAGCACAGCGGCGGGCACACTGATCAACACGGGTCTCGTGAAGAACAGCACGGAAGCCTTCGACGTCCTGACCAAGGCCGCCCAGACACTGCCCAAGAGCATGGTGGCCGACCTGCCGGCCGTGGTGAGCGAGTACGGGCAGCACTTCAAGCGCATCGGCCTGGACGCCTCGACGTCGTTCGGGATGATGAGCCAGTTCGTGAAGGCCGGCGGCCGCGACATCGACCAGGCCGCCGACGTCCTCCACGAGTTCGCGCGCATCACCAGCGAGGAGACCGACCGGGCAAAGGAGGGCTTCAAGTCCCTTGGCCTGGACGGCACGAAGATGCTGGCCGACATCGGCAAGGGCGGGAAGCCCGCCGCCGACGCGCTGCAGACCACTCTCGACAAGCTCCGCGGGATCGAGGACCCGGCGAAGCGGGCCCAGCTCGGCGTCCAGCTCTTCGGCGACATGGCCGGTGAAGCAGCCGACGCGCTGCTCGCCATGAACCCACAGACCGCGCAAGCCGCGACCGGCATGGACACCGCGGCCGGCGCGTCGAAGAAGCTCACCGAGTCCATGGAGGCCTCGCCCGCCCAGCAGATGGACGCCGCGATGCGGACCCTGCAGATGACGCTCGGCGAGGTCTTCCTGCCGATCCTGAAGAGCGTCAGCCACTTCTTCGTCGAACACAAGGACACCATCAAGGAGCTTGTCCCGATCGTGCTGATCCTGGTCACGACGCTGGGGCTCATGGCGGCCGCCATCTGGATCGTGAACGTGGCGATGATGGCGAACCCGATCGGGCTGATCATCGCCGCGATCGTCGCCCTGATCGCGATCATTGTGATCCTGGTGCTCAAGTGGGACATGATCAAGGCCGCGCTGCTGGCCCACTGGGAGGACATCAAGGCCGACTGGGAACGACTCTGGGGAGCGATCTCCGGCTTCTTCACCCGCCTGTGGCAGGACATCGTCGACTCCGTCGAGGAGGGCATCCAGTTCGTCAAGGACGCGTGGGACAAGTTCACGCCGATGAAGTGGCTGCAAGCCGGATGGGCCGGGATCACCACCTGGGTCGGCACCCAGTGGGGCAAGATCGTCAAGTCCGTAGAGGACGCTGCCGCCCGCATCCGGGGCTTCTTCAAGGGCATGTGGGACGGCGTCGTGAGCGGCCTCAAGTTCGCCCTCAACGGTGCGCTCTACCTGCTCAACAAGGGCATCGAGGCAATCAACGTCCTGATCGGCGGGGCCAACCGCATCCCCGGCGTGAACATCGGCTACATCCCGTACATGCCGTACCTCGCCGAGGGCGGCATCACCACCGGACCCACCGTCGCGATGATCGGCGAGGGCCGCGAGCAGGAAGCCGTCCTGCCGCTGTCCAAGCTTGAGGCCCTGATCAACATGCCGGGCGCGATGGCCGCGCCGTCCACGGGCAAGGTGCAGCCGGTGCAGGTCCTCATCACCCCGTCCGTGGACTCCGGCGCCTTCCAGGACGCGTTCAAGTACGCCGTCCGCACCCAGGCCGGCGGATCCGTGAAGCGCTACGCAGGAGAGGACGACTGACCATGGTTTCCCTGCCGCCGCCCGACCTCCTGGAACTTTTCTACGACGGGCAGTGGAACACGGTCACCGGCCAGCCCCGGGCCTCGGCCGGGGTCACCATGTCGCGCGGGGTGTCGGCCGAGGGCACCCGCGCGGAGCCCTCCTCGGCCGACATGCTGCTCGGCAACCGCGACGGCCGGTTCTCGCGCCGCGACCCGAACAGCGCGCTGTACGGCAAGATCGGGCCCAACACGCCGATCCGCTACAGCGTCCAGGCCGGACACCCCTACCTCCTGCTGCCCGGGGACGAGCCCTCCGGGCTCACCACCCCCGACCACGCGAGCCTGGGCGTGACCGACCTCGACCTGCGCATCGAGGTCGCGCTCGACGACTACACCGCGACCCAGGAGCTCGCCGCCCGCTACGTGGCCACCGGCAACCAGCGGCACTTCAACTTCCGGCTGGTCAACGGCGGGCAGATGTGGCTCGAGTGGTACCCAGACGGCACCCTGGCCAGCCAGAAGTCCGCCGGAAGCCTGCCGGTGGTACCCGCCAACCCGCGCCAGCGGATCGCTCTCCGCGTCGTCCTCGACGTCAACAACGGCTCCGGCGGACACCTCGTCAGTTTCTACTGGGCTCCCACGATCGGCGCCACGGTGTGGACCCTGCTCGACACCGACACCGCAGGCGCCGGCACCACGACGCTGATCGACGGCACCGCGGGCCTGCAGCTCGGCACCAACACAGCTGTGATCGGAAACGGCACCAAGGGCCGCATCTACGCGATGGAGCTGTGGGACGGAGCGACCGCCACCCGCAAGGTCCGCCTGGACTTCACCACCGCCAAGGCCGGAGACACCTCGTTCACGGACACCGACGGCCTGGTGTGGACCCTGGCAGGCGCCGCGTCCCTGTCCAACCAGCACATCCGTATGGCGGGCGAGGTCCCCTCCTGGCCGCCGGAGCGCGACAGGTCCGGTCAGGACCGCACCGTGCCTATCACCCCGGCCGGGATCACCCGGCGCCTCGGCGCGGGCAACCGGCCACTCGAGTCCGCGCTGCTGCGCTTCATCCGCGCCGCCTCCCCCATCGACTGCTGGCCGCTGACCGACGGGCAGCAGGCCACCGCCGCGACCTCCCTCGTCCAGGGCGCCACGATGACGCCGGTCTTCACCACCGGGTCAGGTCCGGTGCAGTGGGCGCAGGGCAGCCTGGCCGAGTGGGTGGAGCCTGTCGCGCAGGCGCCCGCGTCGAACAGCTTCACCATGCGCGGGACCCTGCCCGACAGCGCGGCCGCGGCCTCCGGCTGGTCCGCCGAGTTCGCCATCGCGGGACTCTTGACGGGCAGCGCCGAGCTGCGGACGTTCGACCGGGGCGCGGGCAGCGACGCCGACAACCGGATCTCCTGGCTCGTCGCGTTGGACCCCTCCGCCGACGAGGTCGAGGTGCGGGTGACCTCGGCCGGGGCGACCAGCTCCTCTTTCACCGTGGTGGGCTTCTACACCGGCACCGGCGTCTTCGACTCCCAGCCTCACCACATCCGCCTCACCATCACCCCCCAGCCCGGGCCCGGCACCACCGCCTGGGCGCTGTACATCGACGGGGCCCTCATCGACAGCGGCACCCACGCCGTCGTCACCAAGGCGCCGCTGTACGTGCAGCCCGGCTGTTTCCAGAGCAACACCACCGGCAACACCCCGTCCCTCGGGTTCGTGACCTGCTGGGGCCCGGACGCCCCGCCCGCCGCAGACGTCTACGACGCCCTCCTCGGCTTCCAGGGCGAGACGGCCGGCGCCCGCTTCCTGCGGCTGTGCGCCGAGCAGGGCGTGCCCGCCGCTGTCCTCGGCGACGAGGACGACACCACTCCGCTCGGCGTGCAGCAGCTGCAGACGTTCCTCGACGCGCTCGCCTCCATCGCGAAAGCCGACCACGGCTACGCCCTGGAGCAGCGCGACGACCGGGCCCTGCTCTACCGGCCACGGACGACGCTGTACAACCAGGACCCTGTGCTGACCCTCGACTTCAGCCAGGGGGTGATCAGCCCGCCGTTCAAGCCGCTCGACGACGACAAGGACGCCGAGAACGACATCCTCGTCACACGCGCCGGCGGCTCGTTCGGGCGAGTCTCGCGGGAGACGATCGCCGAGGGCCCGAAGTCCGTGGAGGCCATCGGCCGGTACGACGTCGCCCACACCCTGTCCCTCGCCGAGGACGCGCAGGCGATCCAGCACGCGGGCTGGCGGCTGCACCTGGGCACCGCCGACGGCCTGCGCTACACCCAGATCACCCTCGACCTCGGCAACCCCCGCGTGCAGACCATGGCGCGGGACATCTACCTCGCCGACGTCGGAGACAAGATCCGGCTCACCAACCTGCCCGCGGACCACGGGCCCGACGACGTCGACCTCATCATCCGCGGCTACAAGGAAACCGTCAGCGAGCGCGAATGGAAGATCACGTTCAACTGCACGCCAGGCGCGGTCTACAACGTGCTGCAGCTGAACGCCGGCGCCTACTCCCGGCTCGACACCGGCGGCTCCGAACTCGCCGCCGGGATCAACACCACCGCCACCACCCTGCCGGTCGCGGTGACCGGCACCGCGCTGTGGTCGACGTCCGCCGGTGACGTCCCTTTCAGCGTGTTGGTGGGCGGCGAGGAGATGACCGCCACGGCTGTCGCTTCGTCCGTGCGCGACACCTTCGGCAGGACCGTCGCCAGCGGCTGGGGCGCCGCAGACTCCGGGCAGACATGGACAGTGGTCGGAACGGCCAGCGACTTCTCCGTCAGCGGCGGCCTGGGCCGCCACTCCCTGCCTGCCGTCAGCACGGTCCGACACAGCGTGATTCCCCAGGCCGGCGCTGACTTCGATCTGATGGCCAGCATGGCCACCAGTGTCCTGGCCGCAGGCGGCAGCCACCTCGTGTACGCCGTCGCACGCTATGTGGACACCAGCAACTCGTACTTGGCCAGGTTGGAGTTCACCACCGCCCAGGCAGTCATTCTGTCGATCCGCAAGCGTGTCGGAGGCGTGGAGACCCAGCTCGCAACCTTCACCACCGGCCTGGCCCACACGGCAGGCGGGCTGTTCCGCGTGCGGTTCCAGGGCGTCGGGTCGCAACTGCGCGCGAAGGCGTGGCTCGCCAGCGGTACGGAGCCGGGCCTCTGGCAGGTCAGCGTGACCGACACCGACCTGACGGCGGCTGGGTCACTGGGCGTGCGGTCCGTCCTGTCCGGATCCACCACCGGCCTGCCGGTCGTGGCCACGTTCGACAACTTGGAGCAGCTCAACCCGCAGTCCATGACCGTGACCCGCTCGGTGAACGGCATCGCCAAGTCGCATCCCGCGGGCGCGGGCGTGCGGCTCGCCAAGCCCCTGGCAATCGCCCTGTGAAAGGAGCCCCATGCCCTACAACGGCTTCACCGCCGGCCAGCAAGCCGACGCTGACGACATGAACGCCATCGCGGGCATCTGGAAGACGTACCCGATCGCGTGGACCTCCACCGGCACCGCCCCCGCGCTCGGCAACGGGATCCTGGAGGGCAAGTACGCCCTGGTCGGCGGCCTGTGCATCGTCCGCGGCAACCTCGCCATGGGCAGCAGCACCACCTACGGCAGCGGCGAGTACCGCTTCAGCCTGCCATTCACCGCGGCCACCCTCGGCCACTCCGATTTCCACTGGGTGGGTGGCGCGACCAGCATCGACCGAGCTGCCGCCTGGTTCCCAGGGCAGTGCCGCGTGGCATCCGGGACCGCCTACGCCATGTGCATCAGCTCAACGACCGCCGGAGGCGGCACCCCCACCGAGTGGAGCAACATCAGGCCCTTCACCTGGGCCAACCTCGACGTCCTCAATTTCACCGTGACCTACGAACCCGCGTAACACAGGCACTGGAGGCACAAGATGGCTACCTTCCCCACCCTCGAGCCGGGCGGCAACACGTACGTCGTGCAGCTGTGGGACACGGGCGGCATCGCAATCATTGTCGGCTGCCCCGTCAGCCCCGACATCGCCACACCCGAATTCGAAGCACTGCTACAGGAGTTCGGCGAGAAAGCGGCGACGCTCCTGAACACCAACCTGGCGACGATCATCCGCTACGCCACCAACGAGACCGCCGTCTACCAGATGCCCACCACCTGACCCACCCACGCCACCGCCAGCCCCGCGCCGCCCCGGCCGGGGCTTTCGTCATCCCTGGAGGCCCCCATGGCCACACCCCTGACCGCGGACCGGCTCGTCGCCGCGCTCCGCGCCGAAGACGTCACCGTCGTCGAGCACGACGGCTGGCGCACCCACCACCGCAACCAGGCCGGCGCCTGGGGCCCCGTGAACGGCGTGATGATCCACCACACCGTCAGCTCCGGTACAGCCTCGTCCGTCGAGCTCTGCTACAACGGCTACAAGGGTCTGCCCGGCCCGCTCTGCCACGGCGTGATCGCCAAGGACGGCACCGTGCACCTGGTCGGCAACGGCCGTGCCAACCACGCGGGGGGCGGCGACCCCTCCGTCCTCCAGGCCGTCATCACCGAGACGTACGGCGACCGCCCGCCGGCGCCCCGCGTCCACCAGGGCAGCCCCGGCGCCGTCGACGGCAACGCCCGCTTCTACGGGTTCGAGTGCATCAACCTCGGGAACGGCTCCGACCCGTGGCCCGCCGAGCAGCTGCTCGCGATCGAGCGCGTGAGCGCGGCCCTGTGTCGGGCGCACGGCTGGGGCGCGAAGTCCGTCATCGGACACCTCGAGTGGTCCGACTGGAAGAGCGACCCCCGCGGGTTCGCCATGCCGACCATGCGCACCCGCGTCCAGGCCCGCCTCGGCAAGGACCCCGCCAGGCCCACGCCGCCCAAGCCCGCCCCCGCGCCGCCGAAGAAGCCGCAGTACGAGCCGTTCCCCGGCACCTCGTTCTTCCGCAACAGTCCCAACTCGCCGATCGTCACCGCAATGGGCCGCCGCCTGGTCGCCGAGGGCTGTGGCCGGTACCGCGTCGGCCCCGGCAACCGCTGGTCCGAGGCCGACCGCCAGTCGTACGCCGCGTGGCAGCGCAAGCTCGGCTTCCGCGGCTCCGACGCCGACGGCTGGCCCGGCCCCTCTTCCTGGAACGCACTCAAGGTCCCGAAGACCTCTCGATGAAGGAGACCCCCACATGAGCACCGCCACCAAGCGCACCGTCCGTACTGTCCTCCAGGGCGCCATCGGCCTGGCCGTCGCACTTCCCGCGATCGTCGACGCCTCGGGCATCCCCGCGTCCCTTCCGTGGGTCGCGGGCGCCCTCGCCGTCGCCGGCGGACTCGCCCGCGTCATGGCCCTGCCCGCCGTCGAGCAGCTGCTCGACCGCGTCGGCCTCGGCCTGGTCGACGAGCGCACCACGCCGTGACCACGCCTCCGCCGACTGACCCGACCGTCGCCGTCGAGCTGGAGAGGATCCGAGGGACGCTCGACGCTGGATTCGCCCGGGTCGACGGTTCCCTCGCACTCCTCGTCCAGCGGTCCGACCAGACCGACAAGCAGCTCGCCGACATGGAGTCCCGACTCGATGCCCTGGAACGGTCGCGATGGCCGCTCACCAGCATCGCCGCACTCGCAGCCGCCGGCGGCCTGATGCTCGCCGTCTGGCAGCTCGCCGGTCACTAAAGACTCCGCCCCCTCCCGCCTGAAGGCGGGAGGGGGCGGTTTCTTGCGTTCTGGATCCCACGACAAGGGCCTTGCCCCATACCCTGGCAGGTGTCGAGTCTGTTCAGAGAGGGGCAAGGCCGTGTCATCTGATGCTACCCCGGACCCGTACGAAGACCCTGTGCGCTTCGGGCAGAGAGTCCAGATCTTTCGCAACCACCGCGGCATGACGCGCGAGCAGCTCGGCGGGCTCCTCGGACACCACCCGTCCTGGGTCAAGAAGGTCGAGACCGGAAAGATGAAGATGCCCCGCCTCCACGAGATCCTCCGCATCGCCGAAGTCCTCCGCGTGCGGCGGCTCAACGACCTCGTCGGCTCTGAAGGCGAGCCCGCTGTCGAGCTGTTCGTGGGCCCCGGGCACAGCAAGCTGCCCGCAGTGGCGGCAGCCGTCAACGCGTTCCCTCTCTCGGCAGACCGCCCTGCACCTCGAACCGAGCACCTGCAGGCCCGTCTCGCGACTGCGTGGGCCTCGCGGCATTCCGCCCCGAACCACCGCGAAGTGCTGGGCGACCTGCTGCCCAGCCTGATCCAGGACGCCCAGCTCGCTGTACGGCACGCCGATTCCGCAGCCGCGCGCCGGGCCGCGCAATCCGTACTCAGCCAGGTGTACTCGCTGGCCCAGTTCTTCGTGGCCTATCAGCCGGACGCGGCTCTCCTCTGGCGCGTTGCCGAACGGGGGATGGTCGCGGCTCAGGAGTCCGAGGATCCGCACACGATCGGCGTGGCCGCGTGGCTGACTGCCCAGGCGCACCGCGACTCAGGGCCCGCACACTTCGACGCGGCTGACGATGTCACCATGCAAACCCTGGAGTACCTGGAGCCGTTCCTGCCGGACGCGCCGATTGAGGTCAGGGCGATCGCTGGCGCCCTGCAATTCGAGGCCGGGTACACCGCGGCCCGCCGGAGGGCAACCGGTACAGCGTGGGGCTGGTGGGATCGCGCGAACATGACTGCCAACGGACTGCCGGCGGACTACTTCCACCCGGTCACGTCCTTCAGCCGGGCCGTCATGGGCGCGCACGCGGTCACGGTGGCAGTCGAGTTGGGCAAGGGCGGTGAGTCAGTACGGCAGGCAGCCCAGGCGGAAGCCAGCGCCATCACGTCCCGGCCCCGGCGGGCCAGGCACCGCATCGAGCAGGCGCGCGCCTACTACCTCGACGGCCAGCACGAAACCGCGCTGTCCACCCTGGAGCAGGCTCACGAGGCTGCCCCGGAGACGATCCGCTACAACGGGTATGCCCGCCGGATCGTGCTGGAGGAGACGGAGTCGAGGCTGCCGGAGAGGCGTCAGCGTGCCTCCCAACTTGCCGTGAAGATCGGCATCCTCGCCGCGTAGACGGGGCCGAAACCGGGCCCCTGATCCAGTCGGAACGCCCCTACCGTCGTTGATACCGCAGGTCACGACGACGGTAGGGAGCGGCCATGCGCGAGCAGATCCAGCACGACAGAGCAGATGGGCCCGGGCCCGCGATCGAGTTCAACCTCGCCGAGTTCCTCCTCGGCACGGTCGACGCCGTTGAGGAGCAGGCCGAGGAACTCGCGGAGCGCGACATCTCTCGGGCCCTTGGGTTGAAGCAGCACCCCGGAGACGTTGCGCTCAAGGACCTCACCGACCGGCTGATGACCCGCTGCGCGGGCCTGGCCGAAGGCGTCGAGGGAATCCCGGCCGCTGAGCGCGGCGCGCGCGGCGCCGGCGCCCTGGAGACCTGGGCCCAGTTGAAGAAGGACGGCCCCGCTGACGGGCCGCTCGGCTCCTGGTCCTACACCAAGCACCTCGCGCTCGCGGCCCGAGACATGGTCCGCACCCTCCGCGAGCACCGTGCTGCCGCGTTCGTCGGCCGCGCCGACCTGCCGCCGATCGCCCCGGACGCCCAGTGA